TTTTCTGCCTTTGTCAATAGATTTGTCTTACCCAATAATACATCTCTTGCATTGTCGTATCCATAGGTACTGCTGTAAAATCTCTTCTGGGTAGTTACTTCACCAGCCTTATTCATTGCATCTGTAAATAGTTCGTATGCTTTTGTATCGTGTTGTTTCAATGATGACTTGATTGTTCCTACCATCTTAGTCTGCATTTTTAGTTTACGAGATGATGCACCTTTGTGTATCAAATCTTCTCCACCATTCCGTTCAGTAAACCAATCACGCATCTCCATATAGATATCTTCACCTAGTGTCAATAGAAACTTAGACTGAGTATCGCCCTTGTATCTTAGATATGGTTTCATTCCATCGTACATGGAGGCCCCCTTCAAATTGCCATAGAGGGATGTAGTCTCAAAAAGGCAGAACTCTGTATCATACTTCTTGTTTAGCATTCTACGAGTTGCATGAGAACAACAGATTGCAGCAAGTAACTTACCACCCAAACAGTTATACCCAAATGGTTGTGCCGCCACAATGTGAAACCCCATGATAGCACGTTTGTTGAAGATATCCAAATCAGGAACTCCACCAAGAAAATCATTACGAGGTTTAGAATTGATTAGTGGTGAACCATAACGAATAAAACCTACGATAGTATTTGTAGTTGTTTCCTTAACAACTAGTTTCAAAGTCTTGCCTGGGTTCTCATCTGGACTGAATGATGCAGTCTTTTCTAATAGTGTATCATATACTTTGTTTGGTATTTCTACAACTTGAAAATTCATATCTTCTGGATGCATATCATAATCTTGAAACAAGTCATCCTCAATACTCATGCCTGGCAAACCAGCAGGAATGTCTTTTACTCGTTCAATCTTTCTTGCACGAAAGTAATCGTCAATCCGTCCAAAGTCTTTGAAGTATTCCATCAACTTGGTTGCGGCATATATTGAATCTTGTCTATCTAATATCATCCAAAAAAGTCCTCAAGTGTTGTTTGTGTTCCATAAGAACGGTCAATCTTCCAACCAATCTGGTTACAGATAAATGTCAGAGGTTCAACGAATGCCTTATCGAACTGTGTATCATAATCTAAATATTTGTGAATGTCAAACTCTTTTGGTAATTTAGTCATAAAAGAAATGACACCTGATTGCATATGGTTAGGAGTTCTCATATTCAAGAATTTGATTTTCTCACCTTCTTGCACAAGAGGATACTTTCCAGTCAACTTCTGTTTCTTTAGAAAGTGATTGTAAAGTATAACGCCTTTGATGTGCATGGGAGCACCCTTCTTAAAGATGCCTGATGAACTACTCCACTTTGCAATACCATTACATCCACGAGGGAATGCAATCTCTTCTGGAGGCAACTGCATGAATTCATCACGAAACTCTTGGATAAAATCATTAATGTCTTTCTCCGTACCAGACATGATAATCTTCAATGCCTGTTTAATCTTTTCACGACAAGGAGCAGGAGTACTTGACTTTACTGCTTCAATACCCATGACCTTTAGTGATGCTTCTTGGTAACGAACACCTTCCACATCCCATGCATTTAGAATGTATCTTTTCTTTGCAGTCCAGATACCCTTGTCTGCAATGACCTCTCGTGCCATCTGCATCTTTTGGTCGAATGCATTTACATACTCAGCAAGGTCTTTATAACACGAATCAATAAAAGGTTCAATCTTCTCTTTAGCAATTCTATCAAGGAAGTCCACCGCCCGTTCACGATAGTTATCCTCTGACTCATTATCTCGTTTTTGTAACACCTTATTAATAAGTTCGTCAAACCTAATGTATACTGAATCCGTATCCGATGCAATAACATAGTCTACTCCTGTACTATTTAGCAACTTGTTCAGATACTCATTCAGTGCTTTTTCAATCCACCGAATAGATAACTGACCAGAGGTTGTGATACCTTCTGCAATCCTCAAATCATAATAACGAAACCACTCATTACCAATCGCACCATAGGCAGAGTTCAATGAAATCTTTCTTGCCATCTGGATGTTATGATAACGACTTACATCGTTTGCATACTTGGGGTCTTTAGTATCTTCATATTTCTGTTTAGCGTCCAACATCTTTTTCTTGTAGATAGTACGGTCATCATACATCTCTTGCATCATCTCAGGCAAGAACCCTTGGGTCTTTGTTCTGAACAACGCACCATTTGGTGTACAAGTAACTGATGCTGGTTTTAGTGGTGTCAAATCATGTTGTTTATTCAACATCTCATTAACAGATTTCTCCTTGTCAAATCCCATAGTTTTGGGAAGCAAAGTCTCTGGAGAAATATTGTATTGCATAATCAAGTGAGGATACAAAGAGTTCAAGTCAAAAGACATAACCCATTTGTGTTGACCAACTTGTGGGTCTTTCACATATGCACCTACATACTTATCACTCTTGTGTATCTGTGATGCCTTTTGAGGAATGACAATCTTTTTCTTGAGCAAGTGATTGTAGATTAGAACATCCCAATACTTAACAGACGTAAATGAGTCAGAGATATTAACCTTGGCCTCATACGTCATAGTCAATATCAAGTCCAACAATTTCATCTTGTCATCGATACGGTCAACTAGTTCAACGTCCATGATGTTATAGTCAAGGAACGATTGATAGTCTTTAGTATACCATTCACGAAAAGTCTCAAAAGGATTCTCATCCTTGCGTTCACCTAGTTCCACAAAAGCAATATGGTCAAGACGATATGACTCCTGACCAGTGTAAGTAAACTTCTTGTATAGTTGTAGATAGTCAACCTCTTCAACACCAAGAATATCATACACTTGGTCTTTACGTCCAAAACCAGAGTTCACCATCTTAGAGTTTACAACACCCCAAGGCGATAAACGCTTCATTGCATCTTCACCCATTTGGGATTTGATACGGTTACAGATATAAGGAATATCAAAGAACTCGGTATTCCAACCAGTGATTACGTCTGGATGGTCACTTTCCCACCAAGCAAGAAACTGTGCAAGAAGTTCACGTTCAGTTGCACATTGAATGTACTGAACATCTTCTCTGTCATTTTGATAGTCGTGCAAACCCCAAACCTTAATACGTCCAGTATCATGGTTCTTAATAGTAATAGACAGCATTGGTTCTGCTGCTTGGTCTGCATTTGGGAAACCGTTCTCACACTCAACCTCAATATCGATTGTAACAATACGCATCTTAGCGATGTCATATTCAATCTGATTAGGATAGGTTTCTGAGAGATAGGTATATGGGAAAGAAGTCATACCATACACAAGGTGTGGTTGACTTTCTCTTTGTTGCAAATGTTCCTTCGCTTCCTTGATTGAAAGGAAGGGCATTGGTGCAACGTGTTTACCTTCTAAGGTTGTCCACCCTGTAGGTTTCCCTACAGGATAGTAGAGAGTGGGTTCGTACTTAACTTTGAAGTTAGAACGAACACCATTCTTTACGGCACGAACAAGTAATTGGTTGCCCCATTGGGCGATGTGTGTGTAGAAATTCAAGACTTTTCCTCTTATCAACTGTAATCATTATATAATAAAAAGAGGGGAGTGTCAAGAGAAAAGTGAAATTTGTTCTTCTGTTGTGAAGTGTCTATCCACCATGTCTATAATATCTTGTGCATTAGCAATCTTTAATAGTTCAGATTCTACTGCCTCTGCAATGTCAGGATGCTCTCCGATACCAGCAGGGTTCTTCAGGTATACTGCAATGTTTGCTTTGTGTATTGCAATCTTACCTTCATTGTGTTTCTTAATCGCTTCCAGTAGTGTCATTATTTTCGCCTTTCATTGTTGTAATAATCAATTTCTTCTGGGGGTCTACCATAACATTCATCTCCGTCATGGCAAATCTATTTAGAAGAACACTAGTTCCTCTTTTACTTCTATCATCAAGACCAAACATCAACTGATGTGTGTGTCCCATAAATTCAACTTCTAACTGAACGACTGGGCGTTTATCAACACCACCACCAGTTCTCGCTTTATAATCTTTCACAAGTTTAGTGGTTAGGGTTTGTCCACCAAACGTAGTGAATGTAATTTTACTACCATTAATTTTTATGTCCTCAGCATGAAGAACTGAGTAAGCACTATTTCCTGTATCAAATTTAGTTTCAATTTCACCGAAAGGTTTGATATCAACCATCTCGTGAAATCCACATCTGATAGGAACAGTGTATCTGTTTTTTGATTCTTTATAATGTTCCAAAACTTCTTTTGCAACATTCAGTCCAGAGTTTGCTTCCTCTACACCTTCTGTGCCAGGCGAACTATTTACTTCCAAGAAATAAGCTTTGCCTTTATGCGAAATAAAATCTACTGCAACGAAATCACCATCAACTGCTTTTGCGGCAATCAAACACTGTCTAATTTCTTCTTCTGATAAATCATATTTCTTAACACCAGCACCCTGTGTGTAGTTACTTCTGAAATCACCTTCAACAACTTCTCTTTTCATTGTACCTATGATTTTAGAACCAACTATAAGCACACGAATATCACCGTCAGTT